TGCTAATCTACGAACTGGAAAAGTAAGTGCTGATTGAATACGTGATTCTATTTGACTCTCTTTTCCCTCTCTTAATCCTTGCTCTGCTAGTATAGCTTCACGATTTTGTTTTGCTGCTTCCCTTTGTCTTTCTAATTGATCTGATAGTGCTAAATTATCCTTTATCGCTAATAGGGATCCGTTTAACCCTGATACTTGTGCTGATATATTACTAAGTTGTGATGAAACATTCTGTAATGATTGAGAATTTTGTTGTAAAAGATTAGTTGTGATGGTATCTGGTTGTGCCTGAACATTTTGACGACCACCACCAGCAAAGACACTAGAAGATACACTTCTTCTAATACCTCTTAAACCTCCTGCGAGTGGCGATGCTAATCCCTGTTCTTCATCCATTAAACACTATTCCTTTCTTGTTGTGCTTTGAGATTTTCCTCTTCAACATATTGTTGTAAAAGTGAGACATAAATTTCTCTTTCCCAAGGCATCATGTTTTCTAACTCTGTTAAGCTATATTTATGGTGCTGCATCAAAGCAAAATTTAATTTAAAGTATGACGCAAGATCTTCGTGTGCCATACTCACCCGAAAAAATTCTGTAGCCCCTCTAATACAATCTCACATTCCTTCTTTGTATTTGGATTTGTCACCTTTACTGTATGTGAAAGTTTTGGCATTGTTTCAAAGAATTTTTCAATTTCTTTAAACTGTTTAGAATTTAATTGTTCTAAAAAATCTGTCAATTCTTTCTTTGTACAATCAGCAGAAGTCCATGACTCCTCCTCCGAATATACCTGATCAACACAAGATGCAATCAAATCAAAGGTATCATCAACATTCATCTCACTTGCGGTTGCAAAATTATTTTTGATGAATTCGTTTAATGATGGATATCTCATTCTCAACGTTAATACATCATCTAGTTTAATATCCTTTTCGTGTTCATCACTTTTTTGAACTTTAATAGAGTCAATATTAATTAAAGCAGGAACTTGTGTTTTTCCGTCATCGGGACAAGTAACCATAACTTCAATATCTTCTCCAACGGATTTACCACGAATGTTCAAAAACAAATACTCTATATCGAATGTAGAAAGTTTTTCAACTTTAATTCCTTTTGTTAATATACAATGTGAGATAACATTCTTAACCGCATTTGCGATTTGTTTTGTATCTTGAGATTCCATCGCTAGAATTAGAATCTTCTCCTCCTTCACTAAAAAAGGTCTAAACTTAATCTTTCTATTAGACGAAGGTAACACCAACTCATATGTTGGAGTTGAAATAGTCGGTAAAGGCATAATAATTACAACACTTCAGTAAAATTATTTATAGGGGTTTTATAAACCTAATAATTAAAAATTTGTTAATTGAATATTCTGTTGACTGTGCTTTGTACGGGATTTCCACCAATTAATGATGTGAATTTTGCTGTCGGTGTAGCAGAATTAAGATATCTAAAAGTTGATCTCGCTGCCATTTCATTAAGTTCATTATCTTTTAATGACATTCCATCTTTAATTACATTTCCTCTTCCAAATCCTAAGTCATTATAAGCTTTTCTTAAATCTCTTGCAAGTGATGATGACTCACCACAGATATATCTATCGTAACTAAAAGAACAATTTGCCTTTAAAACTTGTGAATTTCCATATTGAACACGCACAGAGTTGAGGGATAATGGAAATAATCCTATAAATCTATATTCTAAAAACTTTTTATGATCTCTCTCAAACTTTACGATTGTTGTATCATTTGACTTATAATCGTTTGGGTAATTTAATTGAAAATAATAAGTATCGTTGCCAGGATCAACTTGATTGCCACCAGTAATATACTCCATCCAATGCTCAAGAAATTTCATTGTCTTATATTCATTGTCAACATAAAATTCAAAATTAACTTGAGTGAAGTTACGAGTATGTGCAAATCTCTCTACTACACCTTGATAATCACCAGTTATATTTTGTGATGCTAATGCACTGCCTGGTAAAGCAGCATTATAACATAACAATCCTACATTATCTGCAATAAATCTTGAATCTATACCCTTTCTTCTTAAATGATTTCTTAAATCACTTGGTGGTAGTGTAAATCTCACAAAATAATTCGATGTCTGAGCTACATTCTGTAACTTAGGCATTATATCTGATATTCCTCTTGGTCTTGGTGCTGGCACTCTAAATACTTCTGTAATATAGTTATTTAGATGGCTTATAGGGGAAAATACTATCCATCCTTTCCTAGAAAGTATAAAGGTGATCCAACTAATATCATTTACAGATCACTCTGGGAGAGAAAGTTTATGGTGTATTGTGATAAAAATGCAAAGATATTAGAGTGGGGAAGTGAGGAGATAGCATTACCATATATTTCTCCACACGACAGTCGTGTTCACCGTTATTTTCCAGATTTTTATATTAAGGTACAAGAGAATACAGGTAAAATTAAAAGATATCTTATCGAAGTAAAACCATTGAAGCAAACAACAAAACCAAAGAAACCAAAAAGACAAACAAAAGGATATATTCGTGAAGCATTTGAATATGCAAGAAATCAAGCAAAATGGAAAGCAGCACGAGAATATTGTGCTGACAGAATGTGGGAGTTTAAAGTAATAACAGAAAAAGAGTTAGACATATGAGTAGATTAGATCCAATAATGAAAAATCTAGTTGGTAATGAAAGTCCAGATGATTTAGCAACAGAAATATTAGGAGTATTGACTGAGGGTAGTAATGTTCCTGAAGCTGGTAACTTTTATGTTTTTGTATATCGTGCAAAAACGCCTGGTATTGCATATGACTCACACCCACTCGTTGCAGTGACTGATGTTTTTCAGTGGGGATTCAAAGGATTGAATTATCATTGGGGAGAAATGAGACAATATACCTTCCCAGAAGTGGTTGGTGGTTTATATAAAGTGGATGAAATGGAGTTGAGAGATTTAAGAACTCTACCTTTTGTTAAAATCATACTAAATACTTAAAAAACAGTTGATATGGGCAGTCGAAATAGATTTAAGAACAGGATTGCAAAGACTAAAGATAGTAATCTTTCTAGAAAAGAATTAATACAAAAATATGGATTATCTACTTTTAGAGAAGATCCAGTAGAACAAGCAGCTCTCAATAAATCAAAACCATCACCTGATTTTTCAAAAGATCCAAAATATGCAAGCACTGGCGGACCGAACGGAAACAAGTTTATAGGAGAAACAAATACCACTGGAGGTACAGGAGCAAAATCTGGAACTACTCCTAGAAGACAAAATTTTAAAATGAGACTAGGATATCCACTTGCAAGAGGAAGTGGAGAAAAGACTGGTGATACTTTACTTATTAAATGTCTTGAATATCAACCACCTGCAGGTGGAGTAGGTGGTCTTGGATTATCAGGAATACGGGAGACAGGTATTGTTACAGCAGAAAACGGTGGAACATATAAAGGTAAAAATGTAACAAATGGTCAAGTAGTAACGACAGGATATAGAGATGTTAAGATGAATGTGACAGATGCAAACAGTCGAATGAGTCGTAATCAGAATATTAAATATTATATTGAACTACCAATTCCTCAAGAAGTTAGTGATTCTAATACCGTAACTTGGGGTGAGGATCAAATGAATATATTTCAACTTGCAGGTATTACAGCAGCTAGTCAATTTCAAGCCGATGCAGGTGGTACATTTCAACAAGCATTAGATTTTATACAAAAAGGTATTAAGTTTGATGGATTTGATGAAGGAACACAAAATGCAATCAGAAATGCAATTAGTGGTAAAGCGATAAATCAACTTGGTGGTAATGTTAGTATGTCAGGAATAATATCAAGAACAACTGGTCAAGTATTAAATTCCAATCTTGAATTATTATTTGGTGGTGTTAATCTAAGGTCTTTCCCATTTAGTGTTACATTTACACCAAGATATTATGAAGAAATGATTGAGGTCAAACGAATCATAAGACAATTAAAAAGTTCAATGAATGCAAAAGGAAAAACTATGTCAGGTGGTTCAGCATCAGGTGCTTTCCTTAGTTCTCCTGATGTATTTTCACTTCGTTACCTACATAATGGACAAGATCATCCATTTTTAAATCAATTTAAGATGTGTGCTTTAACTGGAATGAGTGTAAATTATACA